GCGCGCTAAATACGGCGCGCGACGGGCTCGCAATAAGTCTAGCCCGGGGAACGTTGGCATCCATAATTGCCAACGCCCAGGAGCACCTAACCCGTGCTCTAGCAGTCGCATCCCGTGATGTATCAGTTGTAATAACTCTGATAGTCCTCGCTTTTAAACGACGACCGGGAATGACGGCTGCATCCCTACTTACTGTGATAGCTTTGCTGCGTTACTTATCATCTGGCAACATAATGCCTCTTGTTCAGTTCTACGCCACGAAGCTGTTGCAGGCCACTAGTCGGTCAATTACTAAATCGAGCTCCGTAGCGAGTTTGAGGAAGCAGTTTGCCGACTTGCCCCTAACCCACGTGCATCAAATCGTGAACCATACCCATCCTGCCTCTGCGAAAGCACGCAGCGCTGCATCATCGACGTTAGCTCATTTGGCCCGTCTCGATGGCAAGCGCCCTGTGATGGCCCAGCAATCCTACTCGGACCAGCAGGCCGGACTCAGTGGATGGAGGTCGTGGATCTGGTCAAAGGACACTAACACGGAACCTACGTATGTGACCCCGGAATCCACGGACATGACCATAGTTGTCGACACCGACCACTATTTGGACATGGATGTTCTGCTAGGCACCTCCCCGTGCCCGGTGGCACTATTTACGATGCTCCCCACAGCTGTTGCAGCTAGCCATGATGAACCAGGAACCGTTACGTCTTTCACCTTCAAGGACGACGTGTGTTACACGGAGGTCACTGGCCCTTCAAGCTATGCTCATAAGCTCTGGGATTACAACTCTGACAGCCTGCTTGTGTCGCGCCGCTTTTGCGGCATCCGCACAAGCACCACGACGTACCTCGTGGATCGGCGACACGTCACTAACCATCGTGGGATGGTTCTGCTCGTTCCGATGCGCCGATGGTCTTTCCCGATGAATTATATCGCTGATGTTTTCATCGAAGGAAGACCATTGACGCACCTGAAAGTCCAAACCATTCCGCCGGTTGACGGCCCCAACGGCACTATTCCGGGAGTAAACAAGCTCCTCGTTAGTCGCCCAGAGGGCATGTTTGTCAGCGTTGGCGTGGAAGGGGCGTTCTCATGTGTGACATGTCCCGAACATCGGTACTCCACCATCATGGAGGTCGCGCGAAACTCGAAGAATCCCATCTCGATGTCCAACATCCAGAGCTTCTTGGCGAATGACGCCAAGGAGTTCGACGGTGTCCGCTCAAACGCCGCATTCTTGCTGCGTTTGGCGCGGGAGGGCTGCAAGGTGGAGACTTCGCGAGTCGGCGCGACACCCATGGAAGTGGAGGCCCGCGTGTATCAATTTGATCCCATGAAGACAGACGACGATGCTCAATCGTTGCTCGATTCTTTCATGTGTCCGATTGTTGACGCAGCGTACGTTCCGGCCAACACGCCAAGCAATGCGAAGGCGTGCGTTCAAGGCCGGATCACTGACCTACAGGAGAAGCACAACGACTCCCCGTATGGTCACTCTGCGTCTCGGTTCGTGTTGCTCTGCATGCATGAATTCGCCGAACACGTCGGCTCCCGCGGCTCCCTGCACCCCGTCGACCATGAAGAGGTCTACGAGCGCCAGCCACGCCGCACCCAGCGCAACATTCTCGACGAAGTGAATTCCTCCGCTGGTCTTCTGATCAGCCGGATTTGCTCGTTCTTGAAGCGCGAGAGCTACCAGAAGCCATCTGAACCACGGCCGATCTCACCGGTCGATGGATCAGTGAAGCTCCCGTATTCCCGATACATGTACGCATTGAGCGATGCCCTCAAGCGCCAGCCGTGGTACGGTTTCTCTAAGAACCCCTCTGCCGTCGCTGAGCGCGTTGCGCAAATCAGCACCTACGCCAGCCATCTCATTGAGACGGACTACCACCGTTTCGATGGCAGCATGACAGAAGTCGCCCGCCAAGCCGAGCGTATCACTGTCATGCATCTGTTTCATCCATCATGCCACGACGAGTTGCGTCAGCTGATGGATAGCCAGATCAACGCACGTGCTAAGATGCGTGATGGGCCAGGTTATCTAACCGGCACTTCTCGTCTTTCCGGCAGCCCTGAAACCAGTGCGCTCAACTGCATTGTCAACGCCCAGGTGGTCTTTTTGGCCGCCCGCCGCGCCGGCATACCCGCAGATGTTGCGCTACGCCTCTTTCTCGCGGCCGGCGACGACGGTCTAGTCGCTGACATTCCACCTTCCGACCTCCTCTGGGCCGCTAAACAGTACGGCTTGAATATTGACGTCAACGTCCGCCGTCGTGGCGAATCTGGCGTTAATTTTCTTGCCCGCATCTACAGCCCAGATGTTTGGTTCGGCGACGTGGACAGCGTGTGCGACATCGCTAGGCAACTGGCGAAGCTGCACTTGACCACCGCCACCCCTGCGACAGCAGCCGAGAAAGCCACCGAGAAAGCCATCAGCTTCTACTTGACAGATGCCAACACTCCCGTGATCGGAGATTGGGCCCGACGATTGGTAAAGTTCGTCGGTGTGGACATCAATCCGCTGGAGGATCCCCTCGGACTTCGGTCCTGGAATTCCCTCACCGTGTTTGATAACCAGTACCCAAACTCGAAACAGGTCCGGCCGTGGGCATATGATCTCATCGAGGAGCAGATGCCGGGATTCGACGTCGGGGAGTGGAAGGACTACCTCGACGACCTGGATGACCCTGCTACGATAATGGAAGATTTCCTGTCAGCCCCATGTTGCTGGACCGCGCCCCTCATCCGAGCCAAGCGGCACATCACCGTGAATGGTGATCACGTGCCTCCGCTCGAAGAGCCGGCTGCTCGGCCAAGCAAGCCCAAGAGCGCCAAGCCCAAGAAGGTGAGGTTCGACCTTGCCCCGAAGGCTAAGCCCAACGCCAGGAAATCTACTATTCCCAAATCGAACAAGCCCATGGAGAAAGTGAAGGATAAGAGCAA